GCTGTCGTCCCGGATGTCGACCGCGGTCGCGGCGCCGAACGGTCCTTCCGCCGTCCGCGTCCCGGCGTCGAATGAAAAATCCCCTAGCTGGCAGCCGCTCCACCCGCTAAAAGACGACCATATATCGTGCTGCCCGGCCGGCGCGGTAAAGCGCAGGTGATAGCTCAGGTCGTCCGGGCTGTACTCCATAGAAAAGTACCAGCCCTCGCCGCGGAGAAAAACACGCGAGCTTTTCGGAAAACTCGGCGAAAATAAAACCAGCTTGGCGAACGCCATTCCTACCGCAAAATCCCTCCCCTGCGTTGTTACAAGGGTGAGCGCGCTTATCCTTGCGGGACACAGGCGCAATCGGTGCGTACCGCGTCCCGTTTACGGAGACGTCGCTGATAGCCGCCTCGCCCCTCCCTATCTCCCATCTGTCGTTCGGGTTTTCGTCCGCGTATAGCTCGATTCCGCTGTCCAGAAACGCGCCGGGAATGCGCAGCTTAATAAGCCCCCCGAATGTCTCGGAAGGCGTACCGGTAATGTGGATGCTGAATTCAGGGGAGCCCTGAGTCATGTTCGCCAGCGCGGTCAGTCCCGCCGGGAAACCGCCAAGAAACCACGACTCGCACGGCACATTGACAGCGTTTTTAAAGTGATCGTTATTAATTCGTCCGGTTATCGTGTAATCGAGCGGGTTCCCCACGCCGCCCGCGACGATCGCGTTGTCCACGCGCGCCGAACGCGGCTCTATATCCCATACGGCGTTCGGGTTGTCGTCCGTTTCGAGCGTTTCGCCGCTGGACAGATAGTCGCCGGGAATGCGCAGCTTAATGAGCCCGGCTATTTCCTCGAGGGGAGAGCCGGTCAGGCTAATTTCTATGGCGGTCCAGTCGTCCACTTTGACCATTCCCGTAACCGTCGCGGACACCCCCGGCGGGAAACCGACAAACCACGGCGCGGCGTCCATATGCATGGGGTTGAGCAAAAAAAAGACATTCACGCGGACGGAAATGATGTAGCTGAGCGGTTGCATGGCAGCGCCGCTTACGGTGACGTCGTTTATCTCCGCTTCAGGGGGCGCCTCGGAAAAAGCCCGCGGAAAGCCGCTTTCCCCGTGGGCTTCTTTTGCTTCCATTTTTTATTCTTCTGTGTCCAAAGTCGGCGACTCTGTGTCCAAAGTCGGCGGGTCTGTGACCCGCAAAAGCGCCAGCCCCTTCACGTTGATAAGCGGGAACGGCTTTGACTTCACGAACAGGTCTGTCCCGCGCTGGTCGTGCCGAACTTTGGTGAACGCGTAGAGCGGCACCGCCGCGCGCTGAACGACGTCGTCTATCTTCATAAAGTACAGCGCCTGCCCCGCGTCTTTCGCCCGCGCGATAAGCTCGTTGTCGCCGAGCATCCGCTTCACCGTCGGCGTGCCGGACACGTCGTCCTTGTACGTGTCGTTGTCGCGCCGAATCCGGTAGCCGGCAAAGTCGATATAGCCGTCGCCTACCGTCGCGTTCAGCTTCGTCTGGTTAGAGGCGAGCTCGATTATTTTCGCGTACCACACTGACGAGCACACGTAGTCTATTGCCCCGCCGACGCCGTTTTCGTTTATCTTCGCGTTCAGCGCCTCAAGGAAGCCGATAAGCTGCCCCGTCGTAACGGCGCTGATTTGTACCGTGGTGGTAATTACTTCCACAGTGCCGTAGCTCACCTGATAGCGGACAAGCGCGTTGCCGCTCTTCATCGTGTAGTCTATCGCGCCCTTGTGCGCCTGAGCGCAGAGCGCCTTCGTCGTGTTCCGCACAAGCTGCGCCCACCGCGCGAGGCGGTCGTCGATCATCTGCTGCTGACCCAAAGAGGTCGCGCGCTCAAACTCCGATTCTTCCGCCGCCGTAAAGTTGTCGTCGATATCTACCGACATGAGGCGGACGTAATCGAGCGTCGCGCCGTATGCGGGGCGCACGCCCGTTTCTCCCGTGGAAATCACGGGGATGTTCCCGACCGTCGACATAATCTCGCTTTTTGCGAGTATGTCCGAGTTTTTGTTCACGACGCGCTGAAAATACGTGCGCGCGTTAGAGGTTTCCGGCGGCAGCGCCGCGATTACGCGGACAGTGTCCTCCGTCCTGATTAAAATTCCTGCCATTATTTAAAGTCTCCTGTCCACGCTTGTTTGAGATATATGCCGATTGCGGTGAGTTTCGCCTTGAGCGTGGCGTTCGCCTCCGCCCCGGTGTTGTCCAAGAGCCGTTTTGACACAACGACGCCGTGAACGCCGTAAATCACGTTCGCCGTGCCGTCTGAATCGGCGGCAAGAACGCCTACCGTCGTGTCCGCCGTCGCCGCGGGCTCCACGTTAGCCCCGTTCGCCTTCAGAATCGTCCCCGCCTTCGGAGCGGCGGTTATCGCCGCCGCTGTGAGCGTTCCGCCCATTCGCACCGCGGGGTGGTCATCCGCCCACACGCCGCGGTCGCCGTAGACGCTTGCTGCGTTGTCCGTTTTTTTCCTTTCCTTTATATATTGGCAGCGGCTTTCGCCTTCCGAATAGTTAATGCCTAAATCTTTGAGCCCCGGTATCTTGGGCGGCGTCGCGCCGAGGAACGCAACGTGGTGCAGGTACCGCTTGCCGTCCGCGCCGCGCTTCGGGATAGACACAGACCAGCCGCTGTACGCGCCGCGCTCGTACAGCGCCTCCGCCTCGGGCAGGAACATGACGTCGCCGTAGATTTTGCCGCCGTCGTCGGAGAGGCGCACATCGAGCACATCGCCGAACCTCGGTGCTTTGTCCGTTTCCGCGTGCCCGATTACCGCGGGGCGCTTCCCCGCGAACGTCTCGGCAACTTCCCGCAAATCCTGCCGCGTGATTTCCGCGCCGTCCTGCCCCCACCTGCCGATTTTTGCCAGTTCGAGCGTGTGCATTTTTTTCATTTCGCTTGAGTATACCGCGCGCGCCGCGCGCTTTGCCTTCTATAGGGAGCATAAAAAAGCGGGGCGCGCCGCCGGCGTCCCCGCCTGATTTTCAGTTTTTTCGGTCTGTCCCGGCGTTTGCGCGCAGGATTTCGGGAGGGGCGATGGGGTAGTTTGCCGTGAGCACTTCAATTTTATGCGCCGCCGGCGAAACCCTTGCCGCAATTGACTTCCGCATTTTTATTTCAAACTGGCTCCAGCCGTGTTTTTCTTTGTATTCGGCAAGCGCTTCGTGGCGGAACGAGCTCAAAAGAAACTTCCCTTCGATTTTTGAAAGCGTTTCAAGCAGCGCGCGGAAATCGTCGCCTGAATACCCGTCGTAATGCCCCTGGTCGGTGCCGGGATAAGGAGAGTCGAGATAAAAGAACGTTTCCGGGGCGTCCCTGCTTCTGATTATTCTTAAGGCATCGCAGCATTCTATCTGCGCGTTTTGTAGGCGGGCGGCAAGCTCTTCGGAAAATGAATGCCGTTTGTTAGCCAGCCTTTTTGTCGTCTGCCCGGTTAGGTCGTAGCCGAAGCCGCCGTCGAGTATTGCCCCGTAGCTGGTGTTCGCCAGCATCCAGAGCGCCCACGCGCGCTTTATCCTGTCAAACATGTCTGGGTTTTCATATATTACGCGGGCGTGCTTATGCATTTTGCGGCTGTGCAGGCTTATGCTTATTTCGCTTTGCAGCGCAGAGAAGTCGCGCTGAAGCACTTCGTAAAAATTGACAACCTCGCTGTTTATGTCGTTGATTATTTCTACCGGAGACGCGGGTTTCGCAAAGAATACCGCCGCGCCGCCGATAAACGGCTCGGCATATATGCGGTGTTCCGGAATTAACTGCGTTATGGCAGCCGAAAGCTGCTGCTTGCCCCCGTAGGCAGTGTGGACTGGAAGGTAGAGGAATAAACACCTGACATGAATAGCGGCGATGAAGGAAGCGGTGAGCTTTGCGTAGCGTGTGGCAATTCCGCGCCAGCGCTTGAGGGCACGGAAGACGTTTTCAATGGCGTGCCGTGCCCGATACAGTTCATGACTGTACGCTCTCTGCTCTTTTCGGCTTTTAACCGGAGGGATGACTGCTGTTATATCCGCTTCCTTAAAGCATATCGAGCAGTTCGTTCGTGTCATACGCCTTGTCCGCAAGGAACGCTTCCGCTTCCAAATCCTCCATAAGGAGAGGCGCTTGGCTGCAGTCCGCGACAGTACCGCTTGTCACAATGCCGCTTGCCGGCATCCCGTACTCGTCAACCGTCAAATGTAATTTGCTGTTCAGCCCCCTTTTGTGCGGCTAATGTCCTGAGTGCCGCCGCACGCCCCGCATGCGTCCGCGTGCGCCTTGATATACGTCGAATCTATCATAAAGATATCCCCGGCAGGCTCGCCTATTGCGGCGTCCGCCAGCGTTTTCCATATTCCCTTGTCTCGCCAGCGGCAAAACCGCTTGTGTATGCTGTTCCAGTTCCCGAATTCTGGCGGTATATCCCTCCACGGAGCGCCCGTGCGCGTCTGCCACGCTACCGCGTTGATAAACAAACGGTTGTCTTTCGCCACTCCCCCGC